TACCATTTTGATCTAGAGAACCATCAAAAATTTCGTCAAGGATTAGAAGATTAGTATCCACGCTATTCTTAAGTTTAGCAACACTACGCCAAGTAAGCAATAGAGCAATATCAATACGAGCTTTCTCTCCTTCAGAAAAAGATTCATAAGAAAAAATATCTCGGTAACGTGATTTAATAGTTTCCTCAAAATTTTCATTCAAGGTAAAGTTTACATAGAAGTCCATGTTTTGAAGATACTGGTTGAGCAGTTTGTTCATCACTGGAAGATACTTCTTAATAATTCTGGTTTTAATTCCATTGTCCTTGAGAAGAATTGAAGCAGTGGTTAAACAATCTTTTTCTTCTTTAGTAGAACTAATAAGATTCTGTGCTCCTTTACTTTGTTCCGTAAGATTTTTAAGAATCTGAAATTGTTCTTTCTGATTTACATCTGTGTTTTTAAGATGTTCAATTTCATCATCAATTTCTTTGATTCGATTATGAATAGATTTGATTTCATTATTCAGTTGTCGATTCTTTAGATTGAGTTCATTTATTTTATCGATCAAAAGAACAAAGGTATTTTCTTGACTCTGGAGATCGGAAAGTTGTTGTCCCAAATCAGACATGCCTTTTTCCACCTCAGCAAGTTTATCCGAGAGAATCTGGATCTTCTCTTGTTTAAAATGCTCCTCAATCGATTGTCCACATGTCGGGCACGAATCATTCTGCTCAAAGAATATTTTTTCTTTGTGATGTGATTTTTGTTTGGTTGACAATTTATCTTTGATCGAAGTGATCTTAGATATCGTTGCTTTAACTTTCGACGTGTCTGAAACGGCAACGGTCTTAATGTCGATTTCCTTGTCATTATCGAGGATTTCAGATTCATAATTTAATGCTTCTATTAACAAAGATTCTTTTTTCTTTTCTTTCAGATCAATATCATCTTTCTGTTTCTTTTCAAGATCAAGCATGAACTGCTTTTGCATATTAATTTTTTCTTTGAGCAGTTCAAATTTATATACATGATCTTTTATTTCATCATTAATGATACGTAGTTTTTCTTTGAGGTTTTGATTCATCACCGAGAAGATCTGAATATCAAGAATGTCTTCAATGATTTCTCTACGTGCTGCTACAGGCAATCTCATAAATGGAACGAACGTCGAAGATCCAAGCACAACAATTTGTGTGAATGAACGATAATTCATTTTAATAATATTCTGTTCTAATTGACTTTGATAATCAATAACAGAAGATGCCTGATTTAGTAATTCATTGTTTTGATAGATCTCAAACAGGTTCGGTTTGATACCTCTCCTAATCTTGTATTCATTCCTACCAATTGTAAACTCAATTTCTGTTAGACAATCTTTTTGATTGATGCTGTTTACCAGCATAGGTTTGTTGATCTTACGAAATGGTTTACCAAACAACGAAAAGGTAAGAGCATCCAGAATGGTACTCTTACCCGCTCCGTTAGCACCAACAATCAAATTGGTTTTGCTTGTTGATAGGTCAACCTCAGTAAAAACATTCCCTGTAGAAAGAAAGTTTTTCCATCGAATAGTTTTAAAAATAATCATAACGGATTTGGTGGAATAATAAAATCGTCAGAAGTGATGATTGAGTATTTCTGGGATCGTTCTGTACATGCCCGTATTATAACATCCTCGTCAATAGGACTGACCCTCATCGGTGGGTATTCAGAATCTTCAAGTTCAAGTAAAATTAAATATCTATCAGCGTCATCTTCTTCTTCAAACAGGGGAATAATATGTTCACCATTTTCAGCTAGCACCGAATAAACTCCATCCTCTCTGCTTTTTAGTGTGATGATGAACATGGATTTATGCTACTTCACAACTTTCAATATATAGCGTTTTCATAAGTTGTTTTAATTTGTTCTTGTCTACGGTTAATTCTACCTCATCAATATAATCATTGAGAAGAGTTAACGTATCTTTAATTTCTAGATCAACATCATCAACTGATTTATCGTCAACAAATGTCTCGACAATCTTGATATCAATTACTTTTGCTTCGTATAATTTTTCAATTAGATCTTCAAATTGTTGATAATCTTTCTTGTCTTCTACGATAATCTTGACAAAAGAATTTGAATACTCACTGGGATCGATGCTGAGATGAGAACCAGTAGAATCATTGTAATAGATTTTCTGGAAAATCTCATAAGGGTTCTTGACCCGCTGGAGTTTATTTGTCTTTGGTTCATACAGATGAAATCCTCGCTCGTCTTTATAATCATTCCAAAACATCTGGTAAGGATTACCTAGGTAAGTAATATTACCCCTGGAAGATTTGTGGTGATAGTGACCAGAGAATACTTGCTTGAATTTTTTAAAGATGGAAGGATCCATACCATGATCCATCTTCATACCAGGAGTTACTTCAAAACCATTCAGTTCTAAATGACCCATAGCAATCTCAGCACTGGTATCATTAATCCATGCCATTGTCTCTTCATAGTTTTGAGAGTTGATCCATGGCAGCATGAGGATTTTGGTATCCTCAATCATAATTGTTTCTGGTTTGGAATAGATTTGAATGTTATCATATTCCTGTAGCAGAAGTTCTGGTGAATTAATTTCGTTTGTATTCTTGTAGTAAGTACAATGATTACCAAGAATCATATGAACAGAAATGCCAGAATCCCTGAGACGATCAAAGTAATGCTTACGAATACGATTCCAAACATTAAAATCAATACTCTTGCGATTATCGAATGTGTCTCCCAGATCGATGATCTGCTTGATTCCTTTCTTTTCGAGGGTGGGAAAGAAGATTTCATCGTAAAACTTTTTAAAGTATTCCCAGAAAACTAAACTTCCTTTTCTACCATCTAGGTGCTGGTCAGTAATAAGAGCAATTGTCATCGTTTATTTCTAATCTCAAGGGACTCTTTAATGCCAGTCATATCAGAATAACTGGAGTTCATTCCTGCCATATCTCCATCATAGTTTTCTGTGTACATCACATGATCGTATCCAGATTTTTCTAAGATTTTTGTTTTGATCTCCAGTTGTTTCTTTTCTTTTTGAATCCTTCTTAAGAAGGCATAATAAATGATTTGTGTAAAGTAAGCAAATGGATTCTGAGATTTCTCAGGATCAAAATTGTCAATGTATTGTACACAGTTTTCTACACCATCCGAGATCATATCATCTCTAAAAGTATAGTTAACAAAGTTTGGTTTGTAGGATAAGTGTGTAGCGATCTTTAAAAAACAATCGCCAATGTAACGAGAAATCCGTGGGCGAGCAAGATTGTTCTTTTTAGCATCGTTAACTTGTTTTTTGAAAACAGTTATCGCTTCTAAAAATTCTTTGTTGTTAACGTAGTATTCTGTATTTTTCTTGCTCATAGTCCATGGACTCTCTAAATATGTTCTTTCGACTACTATACAGGATTCAACACACTTTGTCAAGGGGGTTGACAGCAATCCATAAACTCAGTATAATAACTCTGTTAAGGGTTCAGAAGATTAATAGCTTTTAGCTTCTTTTAAATATATTTTCTAGATACTGTTTAGTGTTATTTACAGATCCTAGGTAACCCATACGTTTAGAAAGTTTATGAGGTCTGACATTAATATCATGATCAGACTCATCTTGGTTAAGCATCCTTACGTAGTATCCTTCAATTCTTTTGTCTAGTTCAGACATTGTAATTATAGATTCTTTAGGAATAACAAACATAGTTTCATATGTTGAATGTATCCATTCAGTAAGAGTAAATCCATCTGAATTTGAATTACTTCTTTTGGATAATTTTTCTACCTTTAAAGGATGCTCTACTAATATACTATCTTCTTCTGGCAGATAGCAGACTTTTGCTACGATCTCTTCTCCTGATACCAACTTTATAGTTGAATAAAATTCTTCTTCCATTATTTTAAATTTATCTTTATAGTTTCGTATTTGAAATTCTCTTCTTGATAAATTTTGATTCGTTCTACCAAATGATTTAAAGTATAATTTTGACGATAATCATTTGATATATCATCAGCAATATCGTAAAGAGTTGCCGTATCTTTACCTTCACCTTTACGAAGAACTCTTCCAATTGATTGGAGATTTCTAATCCTTGATTTAGATGGTGAAGCAAATACAATATTGTGTAATCTTTTAATATTAATTCCAGTTGAAAATGTTCCGTATGAAGCAATAATTACAGCATCATTTTCTTGCTCAGTAATTACCCTAACCTGTTCCCTGTTTTCAACATCAACGGAACCATGTACGAAGAAAATTTTTCTTTTCTCTCCGATATCATTATTTATTAATTCATATAAAGGTTCACCATGTTTCTCCACATAGTTAAATAAAACTAATGTGTTTCCTTCCAGATCACGTACAAGGTTTTTAATTAAATTATTGCGTTTTCGATTATTTACCAGATACTCAATTTCTGAATGATAGTCTTCGAAGTATTGATACTCGTGTTTACATACAAGAATTTTGATACGAAGATTTGATAGATAACCTTTCTTTATAAGATCATCAGTTTTAGTAACCTTTTCACAGGCACCAAATAATCCTTCCAACACCCACTTGTGTGTTTTACTTCCATCCAATGTTCCAGTAAATCCAAAACGATACTTGGCATTGTGAAGTTTAGTCATAATTCCTGTGAGGGACTTCGACTTAAATAGGTGTGCTTCATCACCGATAACACAGTCAATATCGTCAAAATACCTTTTTGGGAATTTATAGATTGATTGCCAAGTAGAAATGATGACAGACTTATCTGTGTTCTTATCTTTGCCCGAATATATGGTATGTACATGTTCATCGGTATTCCATCCATATTCCCTAAAATCTTTTACCATCTGTTCTACGAGGGAAGTAGTAGGAACAACTAATAATATTTTTTTGTTTGTTGCAACATAATACCTAACAATCGAATAAATCATCAAGGATTTACCAGACCCTGTGGGAGATAAGAATAACCCCCTGTTATTTTTTAATGCTTGGTATACGGTAGCGTATTGGTAATCTCTGGGTGAGAACTTACAGATTTTATCCATGAAAACTTTTATACCAGCAGGAGAAATCATCTGGTTCTTTTCTTCTACTTCACCATACCATTTGTCAGTTTCGTATGATAAATTGTAATTCCTTTCATCACACCACTGTTTTAAATGTGGAAGTAATCCGCCATATAATTCACCAGTGCCAGGAGAATATAAATGAATGACGCCATCCCAATAACGATACCTAGGATTTCTTTTTAAAAATTTTGCTTCTGGCATCTCAAAAGAAAAATAGTCCGACAACTCACGATGAACATGAGGTTCGGACTCTAACTTTAGAAAGACTTCATTCTTTTTACGGATAATAATATTTGACATTATGTACTTCCATTGATGAATTTTTCCCATTCAATAGCATTCTTAATGTGATAATTTCTTTGGGAAATCATCCTCAAAACCTGATCAAGAAAATACAATGCTTGATCTAAGTATTTAATTTTTGCTTCTAAGTTAATAATTTCTTCATCTGATTCAAGATAAACTTTCATCTTGTCAGCTGTTTTGATACTAGATCCAAATGGTTTTTCAGCATATACTTTGGCATCTGCTTCGCCACCATAATATTCTCTTTTATCCTTAACTAATTTTCTTAGTACAAATTCTAAACTGGTTTTAATACCATTAAGATCTGTGTAATGGTTTAAGTATTTATTGTGTTGAAAAGGTATCTCTAAAGATAACCTTGCTAAATCTTCTGAGTATTGTTTGTTTTTAAATTCAAAATCAATTTTTGAATCTTGTCTCCATTCTTCTTTAACATTTTCAAATAACGATACTATAGTTTCAAATTTCATACAGGTTTAAAGTTTTTATCACGAATAGTATAATCAGTAAACTTGAAGGTTACATCGGCTGTGAAATATTCTACATCAGTTGCTGTAGAATCAAAAGTAATATCTGTAATACTAATTGGAAATAAATTTTCAAAATCAATAATTCTATTAGTATTAAAATTGGATGTTAAAATAAACAATTGACCGCCAGAATATTCTGGATCTCCAACAGTCATTTCATTTGCTCCAGCATTTGTTTTAATCCAATTATGAATTGAAAGGTAGTTGTGTAAATCTTCATCAATAATAAATCTAATTCTAAGATCTCCGAATGTCAAACCACCACCAGGAACAATAGGAAAATCTCTGTATCTAGTAGGTACACTCGTAAAAGGCATACTAATATCTGGTAGATTTACTGATTGACAGAAAAAATCTACACTATTAAAAATTTCTAAATTTAATTTAAACCCAATAGGAGTTAAATAATTCCTATTTTTGGGTTGATCATCTAACCATTTGGCAGGCATGTCAACTTCCCAAGCTACTACTATTTATCCGCATAAAAAAAGACCCCCGAAGGGGTCTTGATGAACCAGTGATAAATCACATGAGGTTCTTAACTTGTACTCTTCTGTAGTACATGTTGGCATTAGGGGTGAGGGTCTCACCGTCAGGTGTGCCGTTGTAAGCACCGTTGGTTGTAACGAATGGGTTCGATACCATACCATAACGGGTCTTAAAGCCAATCTTAGGCTGGAAGGTGTTAGGATCAATCGAACGGAGCATCTGGAGGGGTACATATGGGCAGTAGAAGAATCCAGCGTCATATGGTGATGAACCCTTGTAACCTACTAGGTAGTAG